GTATTTATTTCATCTGCTTGAGTTTTTCTAGCAGACTGTTACGGTCTGTGATAATAACTCCGTCACCTTGGATTGTTACACCCTCGTCTGCGCTGTTTGCATCTTGATCTAACTTTTGCTTTTTAAGCTGTAGATCAATCATCTTTAATTTTTTGTCTAATTTGGCTGTCTTAGCATCTATGGCATTTTTGAGCATACTAGCGGCAACTTCAAACATACGAGCACTATAACGTGCTTCTACATTCATGCCCAAGTCCATAATATCATCGTATGCTTCTGTAGCCTTACGTGCTAGTTCATCTAACTCAGAATCGCCTGCGTCGCCCAGTCCTTTGACTTGGGGCAAAGCTGCAGAAATTTTATCAAACTCATTAATGTCCCGCAAAAATGGAGCGGCCATTTCGGCTTTTAACTGATTCTTTTCTTCCTGTTTAACAATTTTCTTGCTTTCAGGTAAGTTGAGAATTTCCTCCAACTTTTTTGTCATGCCGATTCCTTTTCTATCCAAATTCTTTTGCCGTCTAACAATTTTCAAGTTTTTCCACGATTGCTGGCGCCACATTTACCCATGTTTTTTTAAATGATTAGTCCATCTTACACCTGAACCTGTGTAAGAATATGGATCTTTAGATATAGTTTTGCCTAGGTATTGTAAACCTGTAATATTATGAGTCTTTTTATAAAGATATATTGTCATAACATTACTTATGCTTATACCTTGCTGAAGATATCATTTTCGTTAAGAATACGGAACTTTATGCCCTGTTGTCTGCACCAAAGGGTTGCCGCAGCCCATTTGGCTTGATTCTTAACAAACTGTGCTTGATTGTATTTGTTCTTGCCCACACGTTCTAATATTGTTTGACTAGCTGGTTTAATTTCAATTAGTTCAACTAGTACATGATTTTTCTTATCTACATATTGTATAAAGAAATCTGGAACATAAACAGTTTGTCTGTTAGTTAGGGGATCTCTGTAGGGGATTTGTATAGCTTCGCTAGCCCATTTGATTATACTAGGATTAGTATCGCAGAAATTCATAAATGTATGTTCCCAGCTGGATCTGTATGTAGGAGTTTTAGTTCCTACATATTTCCCAGGGTTCTTCATTACGAATTTTCCACGAGCAAATTTAGCCATATTACACTAGTATATTGCGCGATTCAAAACTATCTGTAGCTGGTGCAATTCTATAACCTAGCAGACTAGTTTTTTCTCTACTGGCATTTAACACCTGTGTTACCACTTGTGTTAACTGAATATCAGTTAAGCCTTTTAAACTATCAATTAAAGAAAAAACAGGAACGTTTTCTTTTCTAGCTTGATTTAATAATGTAATAGCAATACTGTTTGCACTATTAGTATCAAATCCTCTTTTAGCAAAAAAAGCTACTGTAGCATCGATCTGCTCTGCTGGAAAACTTACTGTCTTTGTAAAAAAATTATCAAAGAAAGTACGTACACTTTGTACGTTAGTTTGTGGTTGTTGAGGTAAGTTAGTTCTTATCATATTATGTTCCGCTTTCTTCGTCGGACGGATTGCTTGGAGTACCTGTACCGTCTTGAGTATTTACTGGAGCTGCTTCATCAGAACTTGCACTTCCTGGATTTGATTGTTCAGGATCGTTACTTGGTGCTGGACTATCGCTTGATGATTGAGTAGTGTTTGCGTCATTTGTAGTACTATTAGAATCAGTAGCGTTTTTATTAGAACCTGGGAATAAAGTATCTGCAACACCACTAATTGCTCCGCCTACAGCACTAGCCGCACCACTAATAGCACTGCCAATACCACTCAACCCGCCGACAGCGTTGAATAAGCCAATACCTGCCGTTAATAAGCCTGCTCCTGCAACCAAGTTGCCTACTCCTATGCCACCGCTTGAATTTTGATTTTGATTAACTGTATTAATTGCATTTTGTAACACGCCCGGTGCTATAGTACTTGAATCTATGGAGTTTACAAAACTTGGGCCGCCAGCGGTTGCACTAGTAGTACCAGTTAGTGAACTTGGATTACTATCATAGTGTGTTAGGCCAAATCCTTCTGGCATACCAGCTTCGACAGCGCCTGCGCTGAAACTAACAGCTTCGTAGATAATTTTCATATCAAAGTCGTGTACACCTGTATTACTATAATCTACTTTGTTATAGTTCCAACTGGTCACTATAGGATTGTATAATTGATAGCAAACATATTCATGACGTGCCATTTGATAAATTTTAATATAGTTAAAAAATGGCTGTGTGCTTCCGTTATCAAATCCATAAGGAGTTGGCATGGCACTACTATATCCTTGAGTAGCGTTTCTAGCAAATGCTCCTGGTTTAGTAGCACTTCTAGAATCTGCATAGTAGTAGGTAAAGTAATTTTGCCACAGCTGATTAATCAAGCCCATATTATCGTCATGGAACTTGATACCAATTTCGTTATACTTTGCTTGATACTGTACTACTTTTTTACGGTTATACTGATTTAAAACTTCTGTTTGAATACCAAAACTTGGAAGATCGATATTCTTAACCAACATGTTTATTTCTTGGCCATAGCGTTGAACTAACTGTGCATTTTGTAATGCTCCTTGATTTATTCCAAAAGCCACATGGAATAAGAAGTTGCTTTTTGGAGCCAGTCTAAACTGATCAACATTAAACAGATCGGCAGCGTGTTGCCAATCTTTAAACACCATAGGTGTATTAGATTTTAATTCAGAGTTTGGAGTGAAGGCCATGCTAATATTTATCGAAAAAATAAACTGAGCATTTAATGATCAGTCAATAAAAAAGCCTAGTTGCCTAGGCTTTCTTAATTAACTACCAATACTGTTTGTGCCGCCAGGAGTCAATCTAACTGGTGTTGGTGATCCTAATGATCCGCCAGTTGTTTGAACTGCGTTATCAAATTGAATGCTAATGGTGATTGTTGCAGCACCTTGTTCGCTGTATTTGATATCGTCCCAGTTTGTGCTTGCTAGATAGCAACCATATAGTTCCCATGTTTCTAACACAACTGGAGCACTCGAGCCGTTACCGCCGTCAAGCATTTCAATGCGTAGTGTGAACTTGTAGTCACCAGCTGCAGCTGCAGAACTTTGTTCGAAGAAGTCGAATTGTTTCTGATTCTGTTCGCCTACTAGTGTAGTAACAGCGCCAGTAACATCGTCACGCAATTTAATTGTGATAGGATCCCAAGTTGGCTTACCAGCATAGTGAATCTTACTGTTGTAGATATCAATTACTTGGTCTGCAAACTTGACGCTTGGACGAGCCGCTTCTTGAACTTGTTTTGTAAGTTCTGTTGTTGGGCTAGATTTTCCAAAGTTTTCAAAGTTCAATCTGAAGCGATACTTCAGTTTAGGCATTAGCATGCCTTGTGAACCTGCACTTTGGTCACTAGCTAGTGGTACTGTAAAATTTGATAATGCTGCGATTGCCATTTATGTTCTCCTAATTATGCGCCAAGACCAGCTATAGCACCAGTGTTTTCTAGACGCATTGGGATATAGATAAACTCAACTGATTTGACTGGTTCGATTGCTATGTCGACATGCAGCTCGTTTCTATCGATTCTAGCTGGTGTGTTATTTGATTTATCACATACAACTAAGAAGTCGTATAACGCACGTTGACCAACTAATTCAAGAAGCATGTTTTCAATTTGTTGCTTGATTTCGTTACGTGTAATTGTATCGTTAGGCTCAAATATGAATGGTTTAGCAATCTTATTCAATTGGTAACGTAAGTAAATTACTAGACGTGCAACGTTGATACGATCTAAGCTACTTGCTACTAATTGACGTGTGTATTGTCCATAACATACCAAACCTGTTCCAGCAAGATATGTAATTGGGTTAACGTGGATTCCAGCTAATGTATCACGCTGTCCGCCGTTTAGAGCAACAGTATGGAATTCACCAGTTTGACCATCTACATAACCAACTGAGCTAGCATTTGTTACACCACCACGACGTACACCAGCTGGTGCAAACCATGGATAAGAAACGTTATCGCTTAGAGCGATTGTACGCAACATGATATGACTTGGAGGAACAACAACATTGTTACCTGTTAAGTCTTGTGTGTAACCCCATGGATAGTAAACAGCTGCATAGCTATTTGTAGCGATTAGACCTTCGTCTCCGTCTACAGCTGCACCATTTACGTTGTTACCCCAGTTGCTTAAACTTGTAGCATCCGGTGTTAAACGTGCTGGGCTATCTGCAACGATGAACGCTGATTGGCCGTTATCTGTATTCAAGCTGATTAATGGGCTTAGTGTTTCTAAGTATCCTGGGCAACTTAACAAGTTATAGATAACTGTGTCTGGTTGACGAATGTTTTGATTGCTTTCGATTGTTGCTGTTAGAGCTTTCAATACTACAGCACGTTGAGCTTTACGTCCAAATGTTCCTGCACCATCGATTTGGTTTGGAGCATCACTGACCCAACGATCTGGATGATAGTTAGTCATTAACGCATTACCGTACATTGTGTTTAATGCTGTTGTGTCAATATAGTTCTTAACATATTTCTTAACGTTGTAACCTGAACGACGTAGATTCCATAGTAAAATTCCTGTTGGGAATAATGCTGGATCTTCTACATCTGGGTCAACATAACTGCTGTTTAACAAATCAGCAATAGCATCTGGAGCACCTGCACCTGTTTGTGGTGTGCCTAACATGCTGTTGTCACTCCAACGAGCGTCGGCGAATACAATACCTTGACTAGTTGTTTGATCTGCTGTGTCAATTTGAACCCATTTCTTATTCAACTCGTCCCAACGATAGATTGTTGGGAACATTTCTAAATCAGCTGTACTAACCCAAATATCACCGTGGCTTAGTGCTGTTGAACCGTCTTGTTGTGTCTTAGGTGCTGTTGCACTTACGATTGGGCCCATTGCATCTGTTGTTGTTTGGCTTACTCCACCGTTAACTACAGCTTTACCAGCTGCAGTTCCGTAACCTACCCAACCGTTACCAGGACCAGCATTTACCATAATATCAACTTCAGTAATGTCGCTGTTATACCATAGTGTTTGATCTTCTGGAGTTGTTGTTGGAGGTGTTAAACTTGGAACAATAAATCCTTGTCCAGCGATTGTTGATACCCATAAGCTAGCGATTGTTGACGAACCATCATCTGTCATGTGATAGTTTGCTGTAACATCAGCTGTAAACAATTTAGATAATGGACTATTTTCACCGTCTGTGAATACAATATCACCGCCAGCTAAATGACTAATACTGATTGTATTACCAACACGTTTTGCTAGAATATTTGCATCATTAATATTAGTAAATTGTTCTAATATTTGTGTAATAGTAGCATCTGCTGATGAACCAGCTGTAAAAGTAATTGTTGTAGGTGCTGTGTATGCACTAGCACCAGTTGTGCTCCAGCTGATGTCAAACGCATATTGTGTACCGTTAGTAAATCCTGAACCGCCTACGGTTACTGGAATACTTGTAACTACTGTTGCACCAACTCCGCTTCTTGCAAAAATCTTAAAGTCTGCAACGTCCATTCCTGACAAGTCGTACTTAACATAAGTTGTGCCAACTGACAAGTTTGCACCACCGCCTTTAGGATCTAGAGCTGCTAGAGCTGCTGCACCATTTGCGTACATTGGAGCACTTTGAATGATCCATGTATTTAAAGATGCATTATATTTCTTAACAACCCAATTTGCGCCTTTGTTTACGCTAGTTGTTTTAACCCAGACGCTACCGCTTGGCTTACCGCCTGCTGTAGTACTTGAACCGTATCCACGACCTGTTGTGGTCTTGAATGCTGGAACGTTAAAGTGTGTACTGATTTGTAATGCTGGTGGATAGTAAGTAGTTGATGATTCCAAACCTAACTTGCTAACTGCTGTACCATTCAATTGGAATTCACCAGTACCGCCATTAGCTGTACCATCGCTATAAATGTATAGTTTACCGTTAAACTCAGCTGCTGAAATACCAATGTTTAGACCATTCATTGTACTTCTAATGCTACTTGCTAGATCTGAAATACTGCTTGAACTGATAGGAATGTGTACGCTGTTGATCAAGAATGTGTCTGCTGTTAGACTATCAATACTTAGGCTGATGCTAGCATCTCCACCTGGGAATCTGCTAGGATAATTCTGGCTAACAGTATATGTACCAATGCCGCCAGGAGTACCATCAACTTGTACGGTAATACGTGTACCACTACGGTAGTTAGTATCATTGCTTACTATCAATGGACCATTTGTTAGTGCTGGAGTAATAGTTACTGGTGAGCCACCTTGTGTTGGAGCACTAGTAATAGTCAATGTTGTTCCGCTGATATGACCTTCAAATACTGTTGCAGGACCAAATCCAATTGCGGTGCCGCCAGTTGCTGGAGGAGCAATAGTTCCGGCTGCTGCTGGGTAGCTGGCTTTCCAAGAACTAGTTCCAACTTCTACCCATGTACCTGCTAGAGTATCAGTTGCTTGTTTCTTGTACCACAATGTAACAGCTTGATCAGTAGTAGCTGCAACGATAGCGTATGCACCAACTTGACCATAGCTCTTGATTGGGCCACCGTTTTCGCCAACTAGTGTTGCGTCAGTGATAACTGTGATTGTTTGGTTAACAAAAGATTGTGCTGTTTCTGAATAGTCGGAATCAGAAGCTTTTGTGCTACCACCGTCCCATTCAAAAATACCAAAATTGCTATCTGCAATATCAAACCAGAATGTACCATCTGCTGGCAATCCTGTTGGAGCTGCTGCGCGAGCGTGTAGTTGACTTGTGTCAACATCAGCACGTACAACATAAGCACGATTACTTACGCCTAAGAAGCTGTGTGCAGCTTGTAGACCGTATTCGTTTAATTCGCCAGCGTTAACTGGATTATTTTCTGCGTCAGTTTGGAAGTATGGAATACCAAAAGTATTTCCAAGATCCATTTGACTTGTTAGCAAGTATACTTTACCTGCGTTTGCTGGCATTGTTCCTGGTGCAATACCAGTTCCAGCTGAATTCATTTTGTTTGCTGCTGTTGCAACTACGATTAAAGGTACTGTACCTGGGGCTGCTGGTGTGTAGAAACTTTCATCTACTACTGTAACCGCTACGCCTGGTGAACTTAGTTGAGCCATATTAGAATCTCCATGTGAACATGTTCTTGTATGTATTTATAGCATTTTGGAATTTTATGCCTTATATGCGCCATAGAAAAGGTCTCGAAAAGGCCAAGTTTAATTAAATAAAATATGAGACCACTATGTTCGTGCGGGTTACGCCCAACCGCTGTAAATTATAAGAAAAACGGTAAAACGTTTTATAGAAGTATGTGTAATGTCTGCTTAAAACACGGAGCAGATGCTGGAGTGCCACGGTGGTATCGAGCTGGATATCGTTTAAAAAACCAGTGTGATAAATGCGGGTTTAAGTCACCGCATAGTGAAGTATTTGCTGTATTTCACGTGGACGGGGATTTGAACAATTGCCGCCCAGTTAATCTAAAAACAGTTTGTTCTAACTGTGCTCGAGTCCTACATAAAGAGGGCGTTCGATGGCGTCAAGGGGATCTTGTACCAGATCTTTAACCTTGGCAAACAAGTCATCTATGCTACCATCATTGGTAAAAACATAGTCAAATTTAGTGCCAACCCAAGCTGTTTCTGACGCATGAATCTGTAGTTTATCCATACGAGTTTTTGCCAGCATCCAGTTCATGTGGTGATCGCCAGCGTTCATATCTACAGCATCTTGATACCAACTGGGTTCTTCTCCACGTTTTACACGGACTACAATACCACCTGCATCTTTGATGGATTTGATTTCATTAGGGAAACGACAGTCACTGATAACAATATCGTCCTTGCTATTGCGTAGTTTATTTTCTAAGCTGGCAATCCACATATCGTCGTGAAATCCAGTACGGCATACTTCTGTACCCCAATATTGTAATATGTATCGTGGAGTAAGATTAGGCATATCCAAGCGATTGGCCCACCAAGTGTCTACTTGTTCACGCCATTCTCTAGCTTGTTTTGTGCGTCCTTCTAGCATGGTTCTGTCCCAGCCAAATACAGCGGCAACAGCATCTTTTAAACTTCCAGCAAAACTTTCTCGTCTATAACCGTGAAAATTAACTAGATAATCGGCAATAGTATCTTTGCCTGAACCAATAAAACCGCACACACCTATAATCATACGATCCCCTTGTAGATATACTAGTATATAACAGTTTTGTTACAAGGTCAATTATTTTGTTGCCATTCTTCGTAGGCTTGTTTGTCCAATTCTATCTGTGCCATTACTTCCGCCCAAGAGGGAGGTTGGCTATTGTTTGGACATGACCAAGATGTAAAATTAGTGCCTTCTAGTTGGAAGTTTGCGCTGGGACGTAGTTTTTTAACAGCTACGTCTACGCCAAATAGTAATTCAAATGGTACTTGCATAGTAACTCCTAAAAATATATTTAAGAATTAAAATGCTGTACCGTTGTTATTTTGGAAAGGATTGCTGGCGAACGCTGCGTAGATATAAGCTGGTCCGCCTGAGCCTGCGTTAGTTGCTGTACTTCGTAGTTTAAATCCATTTGACAATACATCAAGAATAGCTGTACCAGTTCCATCGGCAGCATTGGTTATCAACAAATAGTGTTGACCTGTTCCGTAGTTGCCCGGATCTCTTGCTGTGTCTACGATAAACCAGTTTTCTGCGCTTCCGGTATCATAGCGTTTCATCATGATCCAACGTGGTTTAAATCCAGTGTAGACAAATGGGCCATCGGCTGATCCGTTAGCTGCATAAGATCCAAAAGCACTGAATCCTGGTACTGCCGCCCATAGATACATTACTGCTGTTTGGCCGCTGGCAATACCATAATTATATTGAACTGTACTACTGTTTACTACCCATGTATCATTGACATAAGCATTAGTAGAATTTAATTGTAAAGATTTTCCTGTTCCAATTCCTACATGATACATCCACCAGTTGGCACTGCTAGAACTTCGAGATTTGACAATAATCATAGCCGGAGTGGCTCCTAAGGCATGTGTTATTGTATCTGTACTTCCGCCAGATGTATAAGTTTGTATGTCAAAACCTTGCAATGCACCTTTTTTCCAGCACCATGCAATGTAGTTATTGGCAGATGTATTATAGTTTCCTGTAGTACTACCATTGACTACCGTAAAACCAGTAGTTGTGATTGCACTTAGGTATCCATACTGACCATACCAAGATGCACCAGAAGCTGCTTCATTATTAATTGATGCAGGATCAAGCACATAATAGTGAGTGCCGTCCGATCCTCTAACGCTGTCCATAATCACAGGATCCACAGCGTTAGTTGATCTATTTTTAATCCAAATCATGTCTGGTTGGAAACCACCTGGTAAAGTAACAGTTTGTGTTGATCCATTACCAGTGTAAGTTACGACATCAAAATATTGATTAGGTTGCGGTATTGCAGGTCTTGGTAAATTTTTAGTAGTTAATGCCGAGTAACCTGCTGGAGGACTGTACGCCCAAGGACGTTGACCAAAGTTGGTACTTACAGACACAACAGCGTATGTTGATATGGCTGGTATATAAGTATTAGCCGCAACAGTAATGGCCGAATATACACTTACACCATTTTTATAAAAAGTTAAACTTAATGCCCCTGCATCAAATGCCACACCGATAGTATCACCTATATTAAATGTTGGAACAGATGAGCTAGCTAGCGAGCCGGCGGTGTAAACACTACCGTTTAATCGATAACAGTATGTACTAGCTGTGTTATCTATATAAGTGTTTGCGGCTGCTGGATAACTAGATGCTTGAGTAATACCTATCTCAACACCGCTACTTACACCTGGGCCACTACCACTGTCAATATGTACTTCATAATAATATTTTCCACTTGAAGGGTATGCTATGGTTGCACGTTGACCTAACCACGATGCTGAATTATTGGCAATAGTTAAATTACTATTTTGCCAAACCACGCCTGCACTGGTAGGATCGCCACTGAAAAAATTATCTAATGGATTCCATGTAGCATAATTGCCGACCACTTCTCCGCCATTGCCTAAATCATGTCCATATAGTGTTGGACTATCTAGTAAATTATCTGTAGTTAAATCACTAGTATTTGCTACGGCTGTAGTTGTATAACGAATTAATACAATTCCTGAACCGCCGGCACCTGATACCACGTTTGACGTATCAGAAGAATTTCTTGCTCCACCACCACCACCGCCTGTATTTGCTGTTCCAGCAGTGGCGTTATTATTACTAGTAGAACCTGCACCACCGCCACCAGATCCGCCGGCACCTGCTGATGTTCCTTGGCCGCCGCCGCCACCACCTGCATAGTATGTTGGTATGCCGCTAATGCTAAATTGTAATCCAGTGCCGCCAGCACCTCCTTGTCCAGAAACTCCAGTAGCTCCAGATCCGCCTGCGCCACCACCGCCACCACCAGCATCTTGACTTGCTGTACTTCCACCACCGCTAAATCCTTGGCCAGCGGTGCCACTAGTCCCACTGTTTGTATAGTATCCGCCATTGCCGCCTGCACTACCACCAGACGATCCTAAAGTTGCACTCGAGGTATTATAATAGCCACCGCCACCGCCACCGATTGCTGTTAAATTTCCAAAAACACTATTTCCGCCATTACCGCCTTGTGTGCCAGGCATAGATGTTGCTGATGATCCTCCAGCGCCGACTGTGACTGTATATGTTTGTCCCGGTGTAACTGGATATTGACTATTGTAGATTAAACCACCGGCTCCACCTCCGCCACCAATACGAGAACCACCTCCGCCGCCGCCAGCTACTACTAGTACTTCAACTTGTGTAACATCTGACGGTGCTGTCCATGAATTCGTACCAACTGTAGTAAATTTTTGTACTACACCGGCATTGATGTTTTGTGCAACAAAAGATTTGCCCCCAATATTAGGCAAGCTTCGAGCAGGTGGACTAAATGCCGAGGGATATCTTCCCACTCCATTGGTCACACGCAAGTCATCTATTGTGCCTTTTAAATAGCTTCCATCTCGAGACTCGTACCCAATAATAATAGGAGTAGTAGTATTTCCTACTACTTCGCTGGCAGGAATTGAAGCGTTTCCAACTAGTATACCATCGATATACATGTTTAATGTTGAAGAATTTCTAGATACCGCAAGATGATGCCAGTTACCATCATTAGGGTTTATAGATGAATTTATATTTTGTCCAACGTTTACAAGACCAGCATCGTATGTAAATTGAAGATTAGTAGTACTAGCGCCTGCAACTTTTAATCCCCATGTTCCTGATGGTGGTGAACTTGTAAATCCTTGACTAATAATTGGGGCATAGTTAGTTTGTGTTCCATTAGCTTGCCACCAACATTCTACAGTAAAATTATTTGTACCAAAATAAGTGGTACCTGTTGATCCATTCAGTGTTAGATAATCAGTACTACCATTAAATGTTATAGCGCCGGCACCATTCTTACTATTAGATGTTATCGAAACAATACCGCTTGGTGTTGCGTTATTTGCTCCAGCAACATCTACAATTGCCGCTGTGGCAAAGGTTAATAATAAACTAGGTGTTGTTGAATAGTTAGCAGGAGTTGGTGTGTAAGTACTTAATGAACTCGATTGTTCGTATTGAGCTCCCCAGATATATATCGAACCTGTAGATGTGCCTTGCAATGACCCTAAATAGCACTGGCCAATATAATTAGTATTACCAGTACCGTTATTGCTGGCAGTGATACTAATACGATACCACCCATTACCTACTGATGCTATACTTGCGTTTGTATATCCAGATTCTCCTGTTTGATATGTTCCAGTTTGTAAATTAACATCAATACTGTAACCTAACCCAGTACCGCCTGTAAATGCTACACGATGTCTAAATGAATACAATGTACCGGCTTTAGCATAGATACTGTAAGTGTATGGAGAAGAATTACTAGTAGACGAATATGAAAACGCAATATTTGAATTTGAAAATACTTGTGTAGAAGTAACTAATGTAGCTGTAGGAGTTCCATCTGGAGCAATACCAGCTCCAGTAGTAACTGTAAGATTATATGGTATCCAGAAACTATTAGTAAAATCTTCGCTAAATGTAATTAAATTATTTGTCAGTGTGCCGAATGGTCGATTAGTTGGAACAAAATTACCGGTATAAATGGCTACACCTTTTGTAATACGCACACCACTCATATATCCAGTGTATGCATAACCGGTCGCCGGGGCGTTGAAGTTTCCAATATATAAAGTACCATTATTGGTAATATTATATCCAGTTGTAGTACCAGTCAGAGTTTGACTAATACCGTTAAAATAAATCGATACCGTTCCACTATTATAAACTACTGCTAAATGTGTCCAAGTGTTTAATGACATGGAAGTAGTTGTTCCTACAGCTCCACCGTGCATATAGACTGTAGTTGCGCCGCCATTAAAGTATGCATCTAACCCTGAGGAGTTATTGTTTACACACCAGAATCTTACATTACCGGCATTATTGGCTGTAGGGTAAACCCACATTTCTATAGTGCCAGTACTACCAATAGCCCAATTGGAACTACTTGGAACTGTTAGATAGCTAGAAGATGTTCCTTGAAAATATGCACTTCCTCCATGAACTATAGGATTATAAAGTGATGTTGGAGCAAATGGATATGGACTAAAACTTCCTTGACTTACTGAGCCACTGGTTGTGATTGTATAGTTATTAGAACTACTGTCTAATATAAGTGTATTTGTCGATGTTCCAACTGACCCTGGAAAACCATTACCATCAAAATGCATTGTAACACTGCTACGATAAGGATCTTGATCTGCACTATAAGTAGGAGTTCCATTTAAACTAGCATCATACCCTAAAGTCTGACTTGTTTGTGCGTTAGTAAATGGCAAATAAAAACCGTTGGTTCCATAACTACCTGTATAAGGAATGGGTACCCACGTATTGTTGCTATCAAATTGACCAAATAATGATGGTTGTAAAGCGTAACCGTCTATAAAATTTACTTCTGAAAAATAACCATCGAATGTACCGCCACTGGAATTGCCGCCTACACGTTGATATGCATAAGGTTGAAAAATAGGCCAATAAGTTGAACCAGTTGGATATGTAGGAGTACTCGAAGCTTGACTACCAGCCATGGTCATTTGAACACCGTTTAACCATCCTTTAACAGTATTAGAAGAAGTTGATTGATTGATATCAACACTTATAACCAAATGGTACCATGCGTTTGTATCTCTTAATATAGGACTGAATCGTAAATCTGTGCCGCCACCATAAAAACAAATGTAATCAGGGTTAGTTCCGCTGGCTCTTTCTAAAAATACTTGTAATAAATTTGAGCCATCATAACTGTAAAAAAGATGTCGCTGTGTGCCGCCAGCTGCTGACAACTGTCCCAATTTGAACCACCAACTCATAGTAAATCGTCGATTGCTTCCTGTTCGATTAGGAGTAAATGTAAAATAAGAAGTCTTAGCGAGGCTGTTTCTTACGCTATTTGACACAGGTTGATAAAGGTTAGGTATAGGCCATTGGTTGGCGCGATGATATTGTAGTGCTTCATCCAAAGTCCAAATACCACTAGCACCTTTAAGTGAGGGTTGAGTTTTTGTACCTTTTAGAATTCTTCCTGGATTATTATTTTTAGCCATACGTTATTTAACCGCCATTCCATCTTATGATTACAATGCCCGATCCGCCGCGTTCTCCAGGGTTACTTCCATTACCTAAGCCACCACCGCCTCCGCCAGTATTTTGAAGTCCTGGACTTGGATTCGAAGTACCGCTACCACTTGCTCCTGGCATTCCAGTTCCGCCTGCGCCACCACCGCCGGATCCACCAGCGGCTCCTGTTACTGAAGTGCCAGAGCCACCAGAGCCTCCACCACCGCCAGCGTAAGTAGTCGAAGTTCCACTAATACTATAAGTCAATCCTGCTCCGCCTGCTCCGCTTACTGTACCGGTGCCAGCACCGCCAACAGATCCTGCGCCGCCGCCTCCGCCGTTAGTTTGATATGTTCCAGTAACTCCTGTTCCACCTGCGTTACCTTGTCCATAAGTACCGCCAGCACCGGTATAAGGTGTTTGATTTCCGCTAGCGCCGCCTCCAGATCCGCCTCCAGCTGGAACTAGACTATTGCCGCCTCCTGCTCCGCCGCCATATGCAACAATTCCGGCAAAACTACTATTTCCGCCATTGCTTCCTAAACTATTTCCGTACACTCCTGGACTATATGTTCCGCCTGCAACACCAACAACTACTGAATAAATTTGTCCTGGGATTACTGGTACACTAGAACTATAAACTAATCCACCGGCACCGCCACCGGCACCGCCTGGTGGTCCACCGGGACCTCCACCACCGACTACAAGAGCTTGAACACTAGTAACTCCCAATGGACAAGTCCAATATCCTGAATCTTGGAATACAGCATAGGTTGGCACACGATATCTTAGCACAATGACACCACTTCCTCCAGCGGCTCCAACAGTAACTCCATTACCACCGCAACCACCGCCACCGCCTCCGGTATTTGGTGCGCCTGGCTGAGCTGCAACTCCGCTAAATGAACCATTGCCGCCGCCGCCGGCTCCGCCTACGCCAGGCGTACTTCCATAACTGTTACTAGTAGCGGCATAAGTTCCCCCACCGCCGCCGCCTGCATAGAATTCTAAATTTCCTGTTATTGTGAATGATAGACCATTACCACCACAGCCACTTTGCATTTGATCTTTGGTTCCGCCTTGCGGACCTGCTTGGCCTGCGCCGCCACCACCGCCATTGCCATTAGTTACACTCCAGTTATAACCTAAACCACCACTGTTACCTTGACCGGATGTTCCAGAACCTACTCCACCAGTGCCTCCTCCGCCGGATCCACCAGAATTTCCAGTTCCTCCAAATTGTGCTCCGCCACCTCCGCCGATTGTACCTATAATAGTTGCACGAACACTTAATTGGCTAACATACATGTAATTTGTACTTGTGCCGCCGGTAAAAAATGAAACATATATTTGGTTAGATGAGTTGGCTGTAAAAATAAAACTATACTGAGACCAGGTTAAACTTAAAGATGGAATGCTTGTAGCTGTTGCTAACGTGTTTCCACTATTGTATGCGTTGTCTGTAAATGAAATAGTTCCTGTGCTGAAATTTGAACTTCCTTTAGCCCAGAAACTAACAACATATTGTGTACCATTTGTTAATCCCGAGACAAGAAACGTTGAATAGACATTACTACCGCCAGTAGAAGTTAACACTACACTTCCGCCTCCGTTAGGGCCGTTTCCTGTAAATAGTCCTACTGTTGCGCTTGATTGAGCACTCCACCCTGTAGTTGCACTGAATGAATAATTTGTGTTGTATTCTGTTCCGCTGGCTAATGCACTAGCATAACCGTTATATCCAATGCCTAAAGAACCTCCAGGGCCACCATTGCCAACAATAAGTTGATATGTTGTTCCTGGAGTAACTGACACTGATGAATTATAAATTAAGCCGCCAGCGCCACCTCCTGATCCACCACCACCGTTAGTTCCACCACCGCCACCGCCACCGGCTACTACAAGTGCTTCTACTTGTGTAACACCTGGTGGGCATGTCCAATAATTAGATGTTATGAATTTTTGACTTATTAAAGATTCGTTGCTTACGGCTGATAATTGTGTATTTGTTCTTTTGTATCTAACTAATACTACACCAGATCCGCCAGCTCCGCCGCCGGTTAATCCAACACCTCCACCACCACCTCCGCCTGTATTTGTTGCGCCAGATTTTGCAGAAACGGTCCCAGTACCAGCTGAGCCACCGCCTCCTAACCCACCAACGCCGTATGGTGTAACAACAATATTGCCACCGCCACCGCCACCGCCACCAAAATATCCGCTTGCTCCGTATGCACTAAATTGCGGAAAGTATAATCCAACTCCACCTTGACCGCCAAGGTTAAATGCATTTTGTGCATTTCCAGATGCATTGCCGCCGTTGCCTCCGGCACCGCCACCACCACCTGCAGGATAAGGACTTGTTCCGCCGTAACTTTGGCCACCACTAAACCCTTGTCCAGCAGTTCCTGGACCGCCATTTAATGTTGTTGAGGCCAATAATGCAGCACTGCCTCCACCTGATCCACCGGCGGCACCTTGGGCAGGGGTTCCGCCAGAACCTCCAAACCCTCCGCCGTTTGCAACTAATGTTCCAAATTGGCTATATTGGCCACTAGTACCGTTAACGTTTGATCCTGCTGTAGAACCGGATCCACCTGATCCAACTACAACGGTATAAGTATTTCCTGGAATAACTGGATAGTTTGAATTATATACAACACCACCAGCACCTCCTCCCGCTCCATTATCTGCACCAGATCCGCCACCACCTACAACTAGAACTTCTACACTAGTAACATCTTGTGGACAAGTCCAGTTGTAATTTGATCCTAGGTTAACAAAACTTTGTATAGTATATTGATCATCTATACTACTTTGATTTTGTAATTCTTCTAATCTATATATTCCGCCAGATATTGGACCTACATCGTCTTGTGCGCGAGTAATTGCAACACTGGTTACAGGAATAAAACTTGTTGTCCCTAATTGATACTCTAACTGACACCCCCAAATATAAATCCCTGACCCCGATGTTCCTGTGTATGTTGGAGTAGCATCTCCAGTAGTAGTGTATATACAAACCCGATGAGTTCCGTATGTTCCTGCTGGTCGAGTTACACTACAGCGATACCATCCGTTCCCAACAGGCACCATACTTAATTGACTATTTCCACCTGCTATTGTTCCAGTAGCACCAGTTGATAAGTTAAAATAATTTCTATAATTAGCAACGCCTTGGTGCGTATTATCAATAATGAGCCAACTACGCTCTGCGGCTTTTGCAAAAATACTAAGTGTGTATGCTAAACCATTGGTTGAACCCAATTGGTTTTCAACACCGTGCAGAGTATTTGCAGTAGTTTCTTGAATTTTACAAGCGGTAGTAGTACCGTCAGGGGCGACAGCAGCGGCTGTCGCTATAGTAGAGTTATTTGTTGACCAGTAAGTAACATTTGAAAAATCTGAACTACCGGTAACAATATTAGTACTTGCTGGTTCAATCAATACTGTCGGTTGAGTCCAAGAACCGTTCACATAAGAGTAATTTAAGCGAGGTTGATTAATAGCAGCTGTGGTTAATACACCACTACTGTTAAAATATGTGCCTGTGCTGGCACGACTGACAAAGCCTGTGGTAGGTTGTTTTTGGCTAGTTAAGACGCCACCTATAAAACGGTTTGCCATTTTAAGGAGCTCCTTAGCTAATTATTTCGTAGCTGACTGTTACCGTTAAGACGCTGGCTGTACCTGCTGTAACACCTAAACTGGTATTTTCTGGCAAGTAAATTTGTGTGCTTTTGTCTAATGCAATTAACGAAGCGTTAGCTGGAATACTAACGGTGCTAGCCATTGGGCTTGCTGTACCGCCTGCACTGGCCGCACTACAATAACTCAATGTAAAGTTACAAGCGTTTGTACCGTTTGTGTTGGAAACAATAACATTATTAATCTTTAACACTTGGTTACTGCTGGCTGCGTTACTTACTAAACTAGTAATACTAGTAGTACTCAACGCTACAGTACTGGTTGTTCCTGTAATTGATTGTACGTTTACTATATTTGGAGCTGTCATTTTCTAATCCTTTTGTATATTTATCCACCGAATACCATGGACATTGCAATACTGCGACCCATAGTGGCTACTTTGTTATTACCCACGTATGCGTAAGTTGTATCGCTAGTTGTTGTGCCGCCTAAATAAATGTTTGATCCTGTAGCGCCAATTACAACTGTTCCTGTGACACCTGCACCTATGTTCAATGTGCCAGATGTAACATTGGTAGTAATGGCTGCTGTTCCACTAGATGTATTGCCCAGTATACTCAATATTGAGTTACCAGTATTTTGCCCAATGTACACAGTAGTACCTGGTGCTCCAATATTCATTGTGGTTGCAGCTTGGCCAAAATTGATTGTTGTAGCGTTGGCATTGTACATACCAAATGTTGTACTAGTTGTGGTTACGCTGGTTGTAAACGATGGACTAGTGGTTGAAAATACACCACTGCTTGAAATAGTTGCAGCATCCGTTGCGCCGCTATTCACAACAAAGTGTATAGCATTTGAACCATATGTGCCTATGGCCAAATCAGTACTAGCCGCGGCTAGATACACATTGCCTGCTGTATTAAATGCGCCAGATCCAGTAAACGTACTAGAGTTCATACCAAACTCACCGTAGTTGGTTGTGGCAGATCCTAAATTATTACTTACGTTAAAGTTTGTGCTTGCACTAGAGTTGTTGCTGGTATTTTGTAAAATAATCTGGTTGTATCCAGCTGTGCTGTTGGCAAAAGTGGCCAATATACCAGTATCAGTATAGCCAATGGTTGAACCAGTTTTTAGCAAAGTGTTCACTACAGCATTGTTAGTAGTCAATTGATTATTGACGGTGGTTGTACCAGTGCTAGCACCAATACCGATTGTAGTTGCCGCTCCGCCAATGTTTAACGTTGTAGCTGTGGTGTTTACAAGATTAAATGATGTGCTACTGCTGTCCACACTAGTTGTTGCTAAAAATGAGGCGGCCTTGATAGTACCATATGAGGCTGATACAAAGTCGCCACTAACGTTTTCTGTACCAGTGTTGTACCATTCCAAATAACCACTGTCATTGGCCAATACCAATGCAGCATTTTGATCAGCACTGTTAGCATAATAGTGCATACGTAAACCAATGTCTTTACCGTCATTGGTAGCCCATGTGCCACCTACACCACCTGATGGTGCATGTAGTTCAATCAAATTGTCAGTATAAACTGTATTAGTAGCTCCAACATAGTCAGTAGCACCGCTAACAGTTAGTGTTCCGCTTACAATCAAATTGTTGTTGACTGTTGTACTGACTGCTGTAGCTGTAATTGCTGTGGTACCTGCTGAAGCAATTGTCACAGTACCGTTGTTAGCTACAGTGACATTACTAGTACCATTTTGAATACTGTTAATATTTGCATTGGCATTGCTACCAGAGCTGGTAACTTGTAGTGTACCACTGACATCGCTAATTGTAATAGATCCTAGTGTAATTGATCCTGGACCCACGTACAAGTGACTCCAACGTCTACTTGCAACACCTAAACTATAACCAGTGTTTACGGCAACGTTTTGTCCAGTTGTTGTTCCAACTGTAACAGCTGCGCCGCCTGGTGCAAGACTAACAGTGATTGTTGTGCCGCTGGCTGATAATAGATAGTATACAGTTTGTGCTGTCAAACTACCTAAGTTAGCACCAAACACTACAGTCATGTTAACAACCATACCAGTTGTTGTTCCGACTGTAATATTTGCTCCACTACTTGCTGTTGCTGTGGTCACTACTGTATCTACAGCAGGACTAATGTTTTGATACGCGGCACCTAAGTAAGTTGTAACCGCATGTTGTGTTGGAACTTTAACGTCTGAGTTTTGACTTAATGTCCCGTCTGTTGAGAATTCGTTAATCTGTGCGCCAAGTTGTGCGCCAATTGAACCTAGTCGCAAGCTGGTCAAACCGCTCAAGTTGAACGCACTAGCATTCAATGTAGCTGCACCAGTTGCTTGGTTAACGCTGAAATAGTTACCTACATAAAAGTTACCAAGTTCGTCTGTTGACACATAATAAACACGACCTGGGAATGTGTAGTTAATTTGGTTAGCTGGAGTAGGACCTTGTGTTGGTGTCCCTGGATAGTTTGTCGTAGCAATACCGCCAGTACCAATTTGCAAGAAGTCATGCGACTGTAATCTAATCAAACTAAAGTTATAACGAACTTGAACTCCAACACCATCATTACTAGCCACGGTTTTTTGTTGTGCTAGAGTTAAAATAGTAACCGCTGTACTGTTAACTGTAGCTGTACTTACAGCACTGACAACATAAGCACTAGTATCGCCTGATGCAAATTGCAAACTTGCACCTGCACTAATAGTTCCGCTTACTCCACTCAATACTAATACATAATTTGATTGTCCGCCTACTACTGTTGGAGTTAAAGTTGCTCCGCTAGAACCACCTGTTACTAAGTTGGTTGTATTGAATGTTCCGCTGGTAGCTTTATAGTACAAGTAACCAGTTTGCACACTAGTAACTACACCAGTAGCGCCACTAGTTGCTTGTGTAATTGTTTCACCTTGTGTGAATGTACCGGTTGATAGTGCGGTGTTATAGGTTAACATACCGCCGTATACTGTACCAGTAATTGCTGTTTCTGTACTTAGATAACCTAAACTAACAGCACCATATGTACCATAACTGTTATTACCTGCAATACTACGGATCAGACCACCACCGCTGGCTGTATAGCCCATGTAGCAATAGTACGTGAACACTGATACAGCTTCTGCTTTACCGCCATTTGCACACCATAAACCTACACCGCCGTCAAGCACCATGTTGTAGGCCCAGAACACCATACTCTTGTTGCCGCTTGCTTGAACGCTTCCGTCTACAATAGCACCAACACCACCTGTACTCTTTGCAGTACAGTCTTTTACATATGGACTTTTTGTAATTACTGAGCTAGGATTTAATCTTAAATAAACACCGCCAATTGTAGCACGGGTAATATCAGTTGGATAACTTCCGTTGATAGCAAAACCAGTCATACCAGTTAGTAACAAACCTTGTAGTAAAGTTTGGTCACTTAGATAGAACATGGTACTTAAATTATTAACTACTGGACTAGCATCTGTACTTAGATATGTGAATGTTAATGTGCCACTTGGTGTTGAATTCGATACTGCACTCATTACCAATGTTGTACTGTTAGTTACACTGACAACTTTTTGCCCGCTTGAATAACCTGTACCGGTCACAGTCATGCCTGCTAAAATACCGCTGGTAGACGAAACAACTAGAGTGGTTGTATTACCACCGCTGACATAATTTGTACTAGCAGTTCCTGTTAATGCTGCAATAACAGTATCACGCATACTGTCGCCAACGATAGAAACGTTTGCAGGCACTGTGATAGGTAAAGTTTCGTAATATGTACCAGTCTTAACATAAATTGTTGCTGGTCCTGTAACTTGACTACAGGCATATTTTAATGTTTTAAATGCTTGGTTTAAACTAGTGCCGTTGTTGCTGTCATTACCGTTGATACTAACATAAAATACATCGCCTTCGATAACTGGACTTTGCCAAATAGGATATCCACTGGAACCAACTGTTAGTACTTGGCCATAACTACCGATAGGCAAATTGGTATTGCCACTTCCGCCATAGTAAGTTATATCACCAGCTGTTGTATTGGCTGTTGCTCCGCTGGCCATGATTTGCCAAAAACCTGATGAAAGATCAGTGGACCAAGAACTGGATGTATTGGCTGTTACACAAACATAACTGTTGCCGCCGTAATATACAGCATCGTTTATGCTATAAGCTGTGGTGGTTGCCCAATTGCCACGCCAGTTTAATCTAATTTTTCCTAAGTTTACAGTGGTTATACTCATAGTTTTTCCAATTTCTAATATTTATCAATAACTATACGTGGCAATCAAATTGCCGCTGGCGTCAATGCTATAGCTATATTGGTTTGTTCCGACATCTACTGTGGCATATAAATCTGAACCGCCAGACTGTAGTTGTACATTTGAATCAGTTATTTGTGTGTATTGCAAATTTCCACTAGCATCTACAACAAAAGCATGTACCATCGTAGTGGCCAATGCTCCTTTCATGTAAGTAGCAACGTTGGATAGCGTACTTTGATAGCTAGTTGGTCCTGCTGGATCTACTACATAGATTATAGTGGCGCCAGATAGCGTGGATTCTGATGGCAGATCTGTAATTTTAATTGACATACAATTATCCTAGTACAAAATAGTAGCCGCTTCCGCCTGCTACATAAGTGTCTAGCTCTTTGTCTAGACGGTCAAAATCTTCTTTGGCACTTGATTTCAAATCAGATCCATTCATCTGAATTGGACTTCCTGGGCCAGCAATACTGGCAAACTTGCTACGTGCTTCACCTAACATCTGTTTACAAACAGCCAAGGTATAGTCTTTCAACCATTGCTTGGCATATACATCTTGTAACAAGACCCAGTCTGGACGGAAATTATAACTTTGTACAAGAATCTGTTCGCCTTGTGCAAACGGACGTTGTAGAATTGTTAGTAAATGGCTAGTTGGTTTCCATTTAAATTCAATATAACTACCAAACATACGTCCAACTAGTTTTTGATAACCAGCAAATGCTTCATAAGTTGCTAGTCCGCCCATCATGCTACCACTCATCAAGTAAGTGTTTGTGTACGCCAAGTTGAATGGTTCGAACAATGTTCCACCTGCACCCATACCACTTCTTGAACCGATAGCACGACGAAATACCTGACGAACTTCAATAACTTCGTCGGGCAATTTATATTCATTTGTATCCTGAATTAGTTCTATAAACAAATAGCTTTCTTCCACAGCATTTGGGCTTTTTTGTCTATAGCGATTTAATGCTCTATCCAGGGCCGCTTCATAGTGTGCTGGGTCTAATTCCACCTCAACCATGCCGTCGCCTAGCATTAGTTTGACATAGTCAAATACCTTATTTCTTTCAGCTGTTGGGTCGGATAGCGTTGTAGGTGCGAAATCGTCCATAATTAGTTCCTCATACATATTTAGCTTCGATAAATATCATTATGCCACGCTTATCACTTTATAAACCAGAAAAGGGCAATGACTACAAGTTCATTGACCGCCAAGCCAGCGAGATGTTTCAAGCTGGCGGAACCGATGTCTATCTGCACAAATACTTAGGTGCTGGTACAGACCCAGCTAATGCTACAGCTGATCAGCCTAATTATGCTAATACAGCAGTAACAAACATACAAGATTTGCTATTTTTAGAAAATCGTGACAGAAAATACGACTCGGAAATCTACAGAATTCGCGGGCTTTATAATGTACAAAATATTGATTTTAATTTGAGCCAATTTGGCCTGTTTATTGACAACGATACCCTGTACATGACCATACACATTAACGATTTTATCAAGTATATTGGGCGCAAACCTATCAGTGGGGACGTTATAGAACTTCCGCATTTGCGTGACGATTTTGCTCTTAACGATTTTGACTTTAGTTTACCACGTTATTATGTAATCGAAGATGTAGGCCGTGCTAGCGAAGGATTTAGCGTAACTTGGTATCCACATTTGTACAGATTAAAACTTAAACGAATTACAGATAGTCAGCAATTTGCACAAATCTTTAATCAGCAAGCCTTGGATGCCAATGGAGATCCAGTTGCAGGAACTACTCTTAAAGATTTGCTCAGTACATATAATAAAGAAATTGAAATTAACAATCAAGTTGTTGCCCAAGCTGAAGCAGATGCTCCTAAGAGTGGTTATGAAACTCGTCAATTTTATACTCTTGCGGCCAGTGCTACTGGCGGGCAAACTACACTACAGGCCGCAGATGATGAAACTGTCAATGCTAGCAATGCAGGACAACTTGCCAGTGGTACGTACGGTGTACCATTGCGTACAGGTTATACAGGATACTTGGTTGGAGATGGTTTTCCAGTTAACGGATATGCGTTTGGATTTGGTGTTAATTTTCCAGCGGCGCCAGCTAACAATGACTTTTTCTTGCGTGTAGATTTCTTACCTAACAGATTGTTTAGATTTGATTCTGGCACAGGCGGATGGGTAGCTGTAGAAGATAGTGTACGCATGACTATGACACAAACTGATACTCGTAGCACACTTAAAACTGGATTTATCAACAATAATCTTTGGACTTATTCAGATGCAATTGCCACAACATTTGCAACATTTACACAAGATCAAATTGATGCAGGAGTTAGTCTTATCAGTACAACTTTACCATCTGCTCCAGTGGGAATTTATGTAGTTTTAAAACTAGACAACATACTAATTGATTATGCTGTCAGTGATTATCCAAACTTAATTACAACTTATAGAAAAACTCCATCAAGTCCATTGTTGTTAAGAATTAATTTACCTGTAATTGGCGGTGAACAACAGACAATTCCTTACGCTGGACAATGGACTATTACCTTATACAACGATAGAGAAGAACAAAGACAAAGCATCAGCAAAGTGCTTAGACCAAAGGCGGATTTATAATGCACATCTATATAAACAAGGAGGCTTCGGTTTAACGCCGTTGTACTATTATACAATTCTTCTACGATGCGCAAATCAGACGATATATTACGCAGACTATTCGTGCGTTTAGTAATTTTGTGGTAAAATACGGTGACGGTAGTTTACATCGTATACCTGTAATGTATGGAGATGCTGAACGTCAAGTAGCTAGCATTATTAGACAAAACAGTGAAAATATTGTAAACTCTGTTCCACGTATCAGTATCTATGTTACAGCTCTAGCATTGGATCGAGATAGACTAGCTGATCAAACTTTTGTAGATACAGTTAATATTCGCGAACGTGCTATAGATCCTCGCACTAACAAATACTTGCCTGAACAAGGTAAAAATTATACCATTGAACGTTTGATGCCAACACCATTCAAACTTACTATGAAGTGCGATATTTGGAGTGCCAATACAGATCAAAAATTACAAATACTTGAACAGATTTTAGTCTTGTTCAATCCTAGTCTAGAACTACAAACTACAGACAATTATATTGACTGGACCAGTTTAACTGTATTAAACTTAAATGATATTAACTGGGATAGTCGAACAGTTCCTGTAGGCAATGACACACCAATTGACATTGCTACCATAACACTAGATACTCCTATATGGATTAATCCGCCAGTTAAGGTCAAACATTTGGGTGTTATTACAAAAATTATTAATAACATGCATGGTTCTGCTGTTAATAGCGGAACTTATATTGAAGGGTTAGGTTCATCAAGCGACCCATTAGGATCGACTACAACTTTTCAAAATCAATTTGACGAATTGACTATCAGTATTACTGGTTATAAATTAGAAGTATACAACAATCAAGCTATTTTATTAGAGCCACACGAAAGTACAGTTCCATTGGAGCCTACATTAGATATTCCAGAACGTCAAGGCACACCAGTAGACTGGATGGCCATTATGCAACAATACCCTGGAAAATATGTTGCAGGTTCAAGTAGACTATTTTTAACACAAGCAAATGGTAGTCAAATTGTAGGTACTGTGGCTATCGATCCGTTGAACTATACAATCATGCATGTTCAATGGAATCCTGATACACTTACATCTAACACAGGAATTGATAGTGCGGGTTTACTAGATCACGAATTAGGTTACGATTTATCACATTGCTATAGACCTAATAGTCCTGGCACATTTGATGCTATTATAAATCCACAATCATTTAATCCAAAACGTCCTCAAAAACAAGATACAGATCAGCCTATTGCTGTGGGCACACGATACTTGATAATTGACGAAATAGGTAGTACACACAATGCACCAGGCAAAGGTGCTAGTGCATGGCAGGACATCTATGGACATGATTTCGTAGCAGAAGTAAACGACATCATCGAGTGGACAGGGGAAACATGGACTGTAGTTTTCCACGCAAACCAAGACAAAGACACCTTAGTGTGGCAAACGAATATATACACTGGAGTACAATACCTGTGGAACGGAGTTTCCTGGGCAAAGAGTTTTGAGGGTGTATATACATCAGGTCAATGGAGTCTAGTCTTGTAAAAGAATCGATAGTTTGTAGCGGAGCATTGTTCTACGCCAAATCTACACGAAGATTCTTACTGTTACAAAAAGCACATGGCAAGCATGAAGGAACTTGGGGTTTAGTTGGTGGTACTAATATCACTGGCGAAACTCCATGGCAGGGCTTACAACGAGAAATTGCTGAGGAAATTGGTACAATACCAAAAATCTTAAAAACAATTCCGTTAGAAACATTTGTATCAAATGATAAAGTGTTTAACTTTCATACCTATCTCTGTGTTATAGAAAAAGAATTTGTTCCTGAACTAAGTGATGAACACATTGCTTGGGCATGGGCAACTATCGACCGTGCGCCTAAACCCTTACACCAAGGTCTGCGTAATAGCTTTTCGAGCAAAACAATACGTACAAAACTTCAAACTGTATTCGACTTAGTGGAGTTGATATGAAAGAAATTGTTCGTATGTTCCCTACTACCGTAGGGTTTTATAATAATCTAGATTTTTCCATACATGCTGATGTTAAAGAAGTTGTCAAAGACAAATTATTAACTAGTAGCTCTAACTTTTTTCAAACTAAAACAGGTGTTCATAAATTTAAAGAATTTGAAAAAGTAAATTATTTTGTAAAAAGTGCTGTATTTGATTTTGTAAAAGAATGTGGATACGATATAGAGTTTAATGAGCTGTATATTGCGGATAGTTGGGCCAACATTAGTACAGCCACAGCTACTACTCATCCTCCACATGGCCATTCAAACAGTTTCATCAGTGCTGTATACTATCCCCGAGCACCAAAAGGTAGTGGACAACTGATGTTTATGCATCCATGCCCTCAAATGCATTCAATTGATCCGGATCATGCTGGGCCAACTGTGGATAATAGTACCCAAACTTGCATAGATCCGGAAGAGGGGTTGTGTATTGTGTTTAGAAGTAGTACAATACATGGTACTACGCCTAATAATTTAACTGACGACGAACGAATCAGTGTTGCTTATAATTTTAATGTTCGTAATCTTGGAAAAAATAGCGTTAGTTCGCATTACGAGGATAACGAATGACATCGACTATAGAAAATTTAATTGGAGTTTTTCCTAATGAGCTATCAAAAGAGTATTGTAATAAAGTTTGTTCTTACTTTGAATATTTAAATGGTTACGATTTAACTATTAACAGACAAGAAGTAGACCAAGTTCCTATCAGTGCCAAGGACGATCAACAATACTATCTAGGAGAAGAACTAGACACTAATCGAATGTTGACTAATGGACAGTTAGCTGGTCCTGCAATACAAGCGGTAACTAAATGTATTGCCATGTATGCAGACACGGTAAATGGTGTTAGTCATCTTGCTAAAAATTTACAAATATTGCCATTTAAGATACAGCGTACAAAACCTGGTCAAGGTTATCATATGTGGCATCATGAACAAAACAGTATACAAGAAGCCAATCGACTTTTAAGTATTATTATCTATTTGAACGACATCAATGACGGTGGCGAAACAGAATTCATTCATCAAAGTGTGAGAATTCCTCCTCGTCAAGGGACTGTTGTTATATTTCCTAGTTCGTTTACGCATACACACAGGGGCAATCCTCCACTTAAAGACACCAAGTATATATTGTCTTCGTGGTTTGCTTTAACTAAATGACTTATAAAATTTTAGTTGTAGGTGGGGGTACCGCAGGTATTATGGCCGCCACTTATATTAAAAAATATTGGAAATCTAATGTAGATGTTACACTAGTATATGACCACAGCAAACCTGGAATTGGTGTTGGGGAAAGTCTTACTCCTGTAATTTATGAATATTTAGATCTTGTAGGAATTACAAGAGAAGAACTAATTAAAAATGTTAATGCCACTGTTAAATTAGGACTTAAATTTAAAAATTGGTTAAATGATGGTAAACATTATTATCATAATTTTAGCCAGTATCAAGACAGTTACTACAATTTAGTAGCTGCTTATGACATTGCACACAACCAGTATGATTCAGATACTTCGTATAATGCCGCATATATGGACAATGGATTAATTCCTGGAGATCCAAATGCAGGACAAGCACTACATATAGATGCTGTATTGTTTAGTCGTTATATTGAAAATAAATTTCGAAATGAATTAACTATTACAGACGGTGTTGTAGACTCAGTAGTAAAGAATAATGAAAATATAGATCATATAGTACTAAATGACGGGCGTAAATTATCAGCTGATTTTTATATAGATGCTAGCGGATTTCAAACTGTACTGATGAAACACATGAATACAGAGTGGGTTGACAAAAGTGATTGGTTGCCAATCGACCGCTGTATTCCTAATCCAGTTGAATATGAATTTACAAAACAACCTCCTTATACAACGTCAGAAGCAAGCGCAGATGGGTGGATACTACAAGTACCGTTAAGCAATCGTTGGGGAGCAGGTTATTTGTATTCTAGCGAATTTACATCCGACGATGAAGCATTTAGTAAATTTTCTCAGTGGACTAAACAAACTTATCAAAAAGATTTAACCAACACTAGCCGTGTACTATCTTTTAAAAGCGGATACTGGAAGGATCAATGGGTTGGAAATTGTATTGCTGTTGGACTAGCAAGCGGATTCACAGAACCATTAGAAGCAACAAACATACATCACACAGTTGAGCAAGTTAGGCAGTTTGTACATTTAAACAGTTTAGGTTATTGTAGTTTAGATAGAATTAATTACAATAAAATTATGCAAGAATTTTATGAAAATGTATACTTGTATTTGAGATTCTGTTATACTACAAAGAGAACAGATAGCGAGTTTTGGCGTTATATGACCAATAATACTCCAAGCATAGTTGCAGATCTAGATGAAAAAGCTCAAATGGATTTTTTAACATTTTATGATAGTTTAGGTGTAATGTTTAGTTTTGGAAATTTTACAAGAGTTGCAGTAGGTCTTAAAAAATGCAATAGAGATAAAATAAAGAAAATATTAACACAAAGAAATTTATTAGAACGTGCTAGGCAAGAATCCTACTCTATTAGACAGCGTAGGGCACAAGATCTCACTAGGGCTGTAGATCATAGAAAATTTATTGATAGTATATTACGATGAAAAGTGCATTTTTATTCCCAACAGAAATATACGAAGACTATATTACAAATATAGACAATGCTCAGTTGATTGAAGAATGCAGAAAAATTTATTCTGAAAAAAATACACCTATACAAGTAAGCAATAATGGAGGGTGGCAAAGTCGCCCGTTATCTAAACCTGTTGGACCTGTTACCGAAAAACTAATTGCTGAAATACAAGGCAGATTAAAAGTTATATATGAAAAATTTGGAAATAGCAGGATTCCTAAGTTATCTAATTATTGGTTCAATGTAAACAATCGAAACAATTATAATATATCTCACAATCATACTTTGTCATTTTTTAGTTGTACCTATTATGTAAAATGTCCTGTAAATTGTGGTGATCTTATTTTAGAAAGACAAGACGATAGTGAATTTTTCCTCCAATTTTTTGAACAAGAAAATGAATATACCGCTCAGGCATTGATGCTAGAGCCAGAAGAATCAAAATTGGTAATATTTCCTAGTTGGGTTCGTCATAGTGTAGGACAGAACTTGACAACTGATAAAAATGATGCTAGAATATCAATTGCTTTTAATTTTATATGAAAGAACATACTACACAATCTGGACATAGCATTAAACTTTATGATAATTTATTAAGTTATCACGAACGTTGCAGTTTGTTTGAGCAAATAAGACAAATTCCGTTTATGATTTCGACCGGTTTTGATACACTACTAACAGATCAAAAAGCCAGTTTTTTAATTAAATCTCTATGGACCGAAGAAAGTTTAAAATCATTTGGATTGTTTAGTTTACCCGGTATGAAAGTCGTTACTGATCAGCTAAAAGACTACGAGTTTAGCAGGTCATGGATGAATTTAGCAACACCAATTGATCGACTTCGCTATCATAGCGATTCAAGAACTGAAGGCTTTGTTAGTGTTCTTTATTATTTAAATGTCTCTTGGAATGTAAACTGGCACTGTCCCACAGTATGGAGAACTAATGATTTATCTGATATTGAATTTGTATCGGATTTTGTTCCCGGAAGAGTTGCTATGTTTGATAGTATTATTCCGCATGTAGGTACACAACCGCCATTAGAAGCCGATCAATATAGGTTAACATTGAATACAGTATGGAAAAGAAAATAAATCATAAAGTTTACGAATTATTTCCAACTATTGTTATAGGTTTTGATTTTACCAAACATACCAATTCAACACTAGTTAATACAATACGGTCTATGAATACTCGTGAGCATGTATTAGTCGTAAACGGCCAATCTAGTTACGGCGGTGCTGACCAGAATTTAAAAAATGTTCCTGAATTATCTGATTTTTTTACAGACGTACAAATTGCCCTAGATACTTATACTGATAAAACTGGGTTAGAGACTTGTGTGGTCACTGATAGTTGGTTTAATATCATTGGACAAGATGGTAAAGTAACTCCTCACAGACATGAAGGTAGTGTTATAAGCGGAGCATTTTACCCATATGCAGAATCTGGTAGTTGTAGTTTGTTTTTTGAAACTCCGCTTCGCCCTTTTAAAATGAACGACATACTAGCTAAAGAAACAACATACGGCGCTGGACAAATAGAATTTCCATGTCAGCCCGGAATGCTAGTATTATTTCCTAGCTGGTTATTACATTATACAGAAAGAAACAAAACTAAAGAAAGAATTACAATTAGTTTCAATACTATGCGTTCGTCCTTAAAGCAATTAATTAAAAAGGAATTATTAAATGGCTAGATTTGCTGAGATTAGTAAACTTTGGTCCTTAGATATTTTAAAGGCCAAATTAAAACAAACTGAAATAGATAGTTTATTAAAAGAGTCTGACGAATACCTTAAAACAGGTGCAGACATGAGCCCTATTTTAGCTGGGCTAATACAAGAAGGCGAACAACGAGAATTTGAGTTTTCAGAATCGTTTGATGTACTACCATATGTTGTGGATTATTTAAAATCTAGTTATGATCCATTTTTTAGAAACATAGAAGCTAGGCATTTAGAAGTTAGAAAATCTTGGATTGTTAGTCAATATGCCGGTGACTATAATCCAGTACATACACACGATGCATTACTCAGTGGTATTTTATATCTTAAAGTTCCAAAACAAATTCAAGACTCATACAACACTATACAAAAAAATGGTAATAACGGCTTGGATGGTTGTTTGCATTTTATATTTGGCAATTTTCATGTTCCTAGTTTACAAAATCTTGGCCCAAGAGCAATTTGTCCAAGAGTAGGGGATATGTACATATTTCCGGCATATATAATGCATACAGTTTATCCTTTCAAGGGTGACGGCGAACGAAGATGTATCGCTTTTAATGTGGACTTAAAATGAATAAAGAACAACTAGAAGATTTTCAAAATTTTAGAATGGGGCAAATACAAGCCTATTACACAGGTGTTGGCTCGTATCGAGGATTAATGACAGATAAGACTAGAAATTTATTCTACGAAAAGTCTATCAAACATTCTTGCAAGGGAAAAGTTGTGTTAGATATCGGTGCAGGATTAGGTTTACTATCTTTGTATGCTATCCGAGCAGGCGCTAGTAAAGTGTATGCTGTCGAAGCAAATCCAGTAGCCGTACAAGTATTGCAAAAATTAAAAGACGAAGAAAAATTAGATAATCTTGAAATTATAGAATCTGCCAGTTGGGCACTAGAGTTGCCTGAACAGGTAGATGTAATTATTCATGAAATTTTTGGACCATTTTTATTAGACGAAATGTGTCTGCATACATTAAACGATGTTAAAAAATGGCTCAAGCCTGATGGTAAACTAGTACCTGATAGTTTTGGATTTGAATTTAAATTTTATGATAGCGACAATGTTGATTCTATAAACTATATACATTCTTTAGGTTCTACATTTGAAGAAGCAATGCAAACTGGGCAAACTATTGTCGAGGATGTAATACCAGACGACCATAATGATTGGCTTAATTTTGGTCCTTGGGATTTTTACAATTACCCCGAAGGTATATTAGAACAACGTAACGTATTCAAAAAATCTACTAGAATCGATAGTATATGGGTCAAGCCTTATATAGTATCTAACGGCTCTCGTTTAAATTTGTATCGTCCTTCGATTGAACGTCACTGGGGTAATAGTTTTTTAAGATTTAACCAATATACAATTATGGAAGAAAAAACTGAGCTAGAACTTGGTTTTATAATCGACGAAAACTTAATGAGTTTTAGAACTAGTGTAAACATTCCAAAGAATCTACCAGGATCTTTTGGCAATAAGTGATATGTGGGCTTTAGAACATCCATCTAAAACTAAAGATGCATGGTGTGTTGTATCAAGAGATATTTTTACTCAAGAGCAACACAATTTTATAGAAAATTATATATCTCAACATCCTGAGCAAATAATTTCTGCTAAGATAAAAGAAAACGGTGGATCTAGAAATAGTCGACTTCGCAGAACAGATATCGTATTCTTAGAAGAAACTCCTACATTTGACAACATCTATAAAAGATTATCCGATGCTGTAAATGAAGTTAATGCTGGCTATTATAAGTTTGCACTAACACATATTCAAACACTACAGTATTCTATATATCGTTCGGAAGATCAAGGATTTTACGACATGCATACCGATGCAACTCTTAAAGGAGAAAACGGTAGATGCAGAAAGTTATCTTTCAGTATCCAACTAAATGATCCTAGTGAATTTGAAGGTGGAAATTTAGTATTTCACGATTCCAATCCTGGTAATATTGTTAGATTAAAACAAAATGAGATTGTGTTCTTCCCTTCGTTCTTACCTCATAGCGTAACTCCTGTTACTAAAGGTGTAAGAAAGTCTTTAGTTGGCTGGGTTATTGGGCCCGATTTTGTATAGCCTTTAAGAACTCTCGTTGTGTAACTAACTGTTCTTCTACTACTTCACTCTTAGGTATTTGATTAAAATCGATATATTTTTTAATCAAAGACTTGTCAATAATTTTCATCCCAACTAATACTTGTATCCAGGCAGGTAATGCAAACAATCTATAACCGACTACACGGTCTTTATTTTGTCCAATATGATCTGCTGTTGGGAAATGATTATTCCATATAGATAATAAGTTGTCTAGCCTAGGAGTATTTTTTGAATTCTGCATATACTTCCAAAATTCAGTATCATTTCTACCGCCAAGATAGTGCATTTTAACAAAGCTAGCTGTATCATCGTACATGTCTATCATATAACTATTGTAAACATTATTGATGTTAGCACTAATTAAGCCATCATATAGTTGAGAAAAACACATAATCTGATGAAACATCATGTGTATGCTTGTGCTTTCTAATGGTTCTACAAACCCGCTACTTAAACCGACACATACCACATTTTTTGACCAAGGGTTCTTTACATACCCTGCTTCGAATTTAATTGTACGTGTAGGTTCTACAACTCGATTATATTTTTGTTTAATATATTCTACAAATTCTGCTTCTGGGTCCTTGCTAAACTCTTCACTGTATACGTATCCTGAACCTACACGATTGCTTAACGGAACTTGCCATACCCATCCAGATGACAATGCACTAGAGTGTGTAGTATTCATAGGATCGTTCCAATCAAATGGACTTGGGATAGCCCTATTTACTGGTAGCAAATCTTTAAGACTATGCCATTTTGAATCGACATGTTGATGTATTACACGCTTGAATCCAGTACAATCAAAATAAACATCTGCAGAAAATACCTCACCGCTTTCTAATTTTACACTAGAG